TATTATTGTCATTATTATCATTTAGATCATCAAAATATATAATTTTTCCATTACGGACTACACCAAATACTTGAGGCTGCTGACCAGTTGAATCCATTACAACTTCAACTTCATCGTTGTCATCCAATCCGTCTACACTTTTAGATGGTTTATAGATTTCACCAGATTCACGATAAATCAAATATGTTTCTCCATTATGCGTGTCGGGTTCTACTTCCGCATATCCATCCGAATCTGAATCACCTGAATCTGAATCATTCCCACCATGTTTTAATTGATTCCAAGCGAAAATAAATTTTTTTAATAGTTTTTTTCCTACCACTGAACAAACAGAAATATGTTTGTTAGTTATTGGATCATAAATTTTAGACCACATCTATATTTATATAGATCGATTTTTTTATTGATTTTTTTAACATTATATTATAAGGATGAATATTCAAAATACATTACTTATTTTAATTGCAAAATACAAACAAATTAAAATACATTTAACATCTCTAAAAAATAAAAACATTACACTCAAACATATCAATCAAATAAAACAGAATTTTAAAAAAATGGATTGGAAATATTTAAGTCACAACCCAAATATTAATTCTAATTTCATTCAACAAAATATTGATCAATACTGGGATTGGAACCAAATTTCCAAAAACAATAATCTCACAAAATCATTTATCATCTATCATCACGACAAACTGAATTTTGTCACATTATGCTCAAATCCATCCCATTCATTTTCATTTTTAAAATCAATTATTTCTGAATTAACCACAAAATATTTACAAAAACAATTATGGGGTTGCTTCATCGCCGGATTATCAAAAAATCCAAATATAAATTTAAATATCATACTTCAACTAAAAAACGAAAAATGGAGATGGTACAATATTTTACAACATTCCAAACATATCACTATCGACTTACTTTTACAATTTCAAAACCATATTAACTGGGCTATCTTATCGTGTAACCCACATGTTCCCTTAAATGTCATTGATTTCTTTCATACAAAAGAATGGCGGTGGGGCAGATATGGAATTTCTACAAATCACCAAGTCACCCCAGAATTTATTCAGAAATATTTATTAAAGGACTGGCATTGGGGTGATAATGGACTTTCCAGAAACCATTCATTACCACTAAAATTTATTGAACAAAATATTTGTCAAAATTGGTATTGGGGTGGGTCAGGAATATCAGTAAATCACAATTTGACAATGTCATTTATCCGCAAATATTCACATAAAAAATGGTGTTGGTATTCCATTTCCACAAACCCAAATATTACAATGAAAAATATTATTCGAAATCGCAAGTTTCCGTGGAAATGGAATTACATCTCATTGAATCCAAATATCACTCTTCGGTTTATTGATAAATATTTTTATAAATTAAGCCCAACTTACTTAACTCACAACTCATTCAAATATCAAAATTATCTTTTGTGCAAAAAGAAAAATCGACAATTATCGGAAGTTGTTCTTATGAAAATTAATGTTCCCTGGTATGTTATTTTGATGATTGATGAATATTATTAATTAAAAAAAATTTGATTTGAAATAATTTAAAAAATATTTTAAGCCAAAAAATAAATAACCAAAATTATGTCAACTCCATTTTTTAATAAAATTTGTAACACCAATGATAAAGCAAATAAGGGCAGCTGTGATTCCATTCACAGTTTTATGAAGATGTGTCTTAAAAAAGAACAAAAAAATGGAAAATCAGAACCAAGCATTTTAAAGGACATAGCGTTTGAATATTCATTAATCGACATTCGCAATCGACATCCACTTTCAGCAAACAATGGCAAACGAGAACGAAAATTTAAATTGGTCGACACAATAATTGATAGAGATGGAATTCAAACATTAAATGAATTAGAAACGGTTTTAGATTTCAATCAATTTGATTACGATGAAAAAATTTATGGTGGTATGATGGGAAAAATAAAAAGCTGGATTGGATGGAATCAATAAATAATAATGATAGGTCAAGAGAATAAAACAAAAAATTTTGATAAAATAATTGCACAATTTTTATCAAACTATTTTTTTTAAATAATATGGATTCTCATCAATCATATAATTTTTCTTGTAATGATACTTCTGGTTTTAATTTTATGAATTTCCTATTTACAACTGTTTGTATTTTTTATACCAGTGTTCTTGTTTTCTTATTTGTTCTTTTAATTATCATTCACATTTTCAAGCAAAATTGCCATGTTGAAAATGTGAAAAATGCCCTCTGGATTGGTTTTCTATGGCCCATACTTTGTTGTCAAAAATGTTGTCAAAAATGTTGTTATTTTAACATACAACTTTATTTGAATTGTTTAAGAAAACTTTATTTTCTGATGATTTGGTTATCAAAATTTATTCTTAATCAATCTATAAAATTATTTCATGGTGATAAAAAATACTTAAAAAATTGTAAATAAAAAAATACAAATGACAAAAGGTATTGTTAAAAAAATCAATCAAAAAATCTATCAAAAAATAAAAGAACAAACTTTAATAAATCAATTAAAACAAAATTTAGAGCGGTGCGTATTTTAAATGCCACTTTTATATTTTTTTAATTTTCTTAGTTTTGCGACAATGGGAGTTTGACGTCAACCATTGTAAAATCTGTCAACAAAATATTGATAATGGCGATGGTGATATTGGATTTAAGATATTTAATGGATTTCAATTGTTACCTCATAAACATAACAAAATAAATAAAATTGAAACAAAATATTTATTACGTAAACAATAACAAACGAAATAAATTTAGTCAATTTATTGACTAAAAGCATCATTTGAAATACTAGGGATAAATTCCCATTCTAATTCTTTGCATATATATTTCCAAATTTTATCAAGTGCCAGTAGTTTTTCAAAACTTTTTATCGAAGGAATAACATTTTTTATTTGATTCCATCTTTTTAATTCACAAAATTTTCTCAAGACATATTTGTATGGTAAAAAATTTCTATGTGTATTTTCAATTGATTTATTATAAGGATCTTGAATTTGCTTAAACATTTTACGAAATTCAATTCGTTGATATTCTTGAATTAATGGTGGATAATCTCGTCCTCCATAATTAATAATTTGGGAAATGTTATAAGAGTATTCATAATATTTTCGTAATCTTTCTCTTTTTAAAATTTGACGGACAAATATTGGTGTAGTTAATTTTCCATTGATGTTTTGACGCACTCGTTCAATAATTTCATTCGGGATATTATGGTCAAATTTTGAAGTATAATTATCGATGTAATATTCTAAATGTTGTATTCTCGTGTACTTGTATTGAAATTGAATTGGTATTGTTGCGTTTTGTTTGTGAGTTTGTTTATGACTATCATGTGGTATTGTAATAGGTGTTATTTTCTTTTTTGAACAACAACAGCAACACAATTTTAAAATATTTTGAAAAAACTGTTTAAACTGGTCTTCGCAATTCATTGGAATTAATGGAATAATTATCTTTAAATTGTTTTTTTATAATGCATAAAAAAATAATTTAAATTTGATTTTGTCAAAATTCCCATTTAAATCAACTATAATCAACCAATGGTCAAATTAAATTTTGAATTGGCAACTCTTGATTTTGAGACTTTGGACATTGAACATGTGTTTACCCAACTTGGTTTTGATAAACATAGTTCGTGGGATACCAAACCACCTAAAATATATACATTTGACGAAAAAAAACAAAAAATTCGAAATCTTTTTGAGCAAGAACAAAAAGAACAGGAAGAATATTTGGAATACTTGGAAACTCCAGAATACAAAAAAGTTGCAAATGAACTTGAAATTGACAAAATGACATTAGAAGAACTTAATAAAAAATTTAGTCACTCCCGTCGTTATTGGTTTTATCGTCTGACAAATGTTACAATTGAAGGAAAAAAAGCTGAAATTGTGAAAGAAATTTTAAAAAGAAAAAAAGATCAAGAATGGCAGGAAAATTATATACCCAAACAAACTTTTATACCCAATACTGAATATATTTCATTTACCATGGAAAATGGAAATTTTGCCAGTCGCAATATTCTCGTTCCCAAAAAAGAATTTCTAATTGCTTATCCCAACATATTAGAATTTCTAAAAAACAATGCCACTAAAACACATACTTTCGCAGATGGTTCATCAGATGTTTTAACAGAATATTCGTTAGTAAATCACTATAAGGCGACAGATTGGCATGAAGATGGTCGACCTAGTGCGTGGCGAAATGTTCAATCTCCCATTTGTGATTTTTCAGGTGGTATGATGGGATATGCAGATGCGGATCGTGGCTACCGATACTTGACAAAAAAAGATCATCAAAAAGATGTTGATGTGTGTAAACAAAATCAGCAATGGTATACTAATAGTATTTGTGAAAACTATGGTTTTTTCAATCCAGAAACAGGCAACATGGAGCTTAACCGAAATGCCAGAGAAAATGGATGTATTGTGAAAGAATTATTTATCTTTTTAGAAGAATATGAAGGCGAAGAACGACGACACGAATATGAATATGAAACACCATACGAATTATTAACTGGATTAATCATGGAAAAAATAATGACCAAATCAGAAAATGAGGAAAAAAATAAAGAAAATAAAGAAAAAATAGAGAAAGAAAATAAAGAAAAATGATTGGACTAATTTATTATGAGGCGTAATTTTGTGAAAAACATTTTAAAATATTGGAAAATCTCAAGTTATTTAATGATGACCAATATTTATATTTTTTATTTTTTTTTTGTTCTAAATAATCATATGAATCTGTGAAGTTATTTCCATTTTTAAAAATATCATATGCCACTGCCACTGCAACCGATCGATTCACTCCTTTGTCACACACAATTAATACTTTTTTTGTATCACCCAGTTTGTCAATAATATTATAGATTTGCTGGAAAATTTCATGAAATTCTTTATAAGTAATGGTACGTGTATCCGGTAACTTAAAATTTTTACAACTGGTAGTTTTCCATTTTACAGTTAAATATGTTGTTAAACACCTAGTGCGACCTGCTCTCGAATATGATCTTGGTCGTATATTATTGCGAAATTTTTTGTAAGTGGATAAATTAATAATTAAATCAATTCCCAATTCATTTAATAAATCATCATCTTCAACTGCTGCAATATTTCCCAAATAAAGTCCTTTTCGATATTCTGATAGATGAATAAAACGCGGTTGGAGATTAAAGTGGTTTAAAGCTAGTTTTTTGGTTTTTCGTGGACACTGCTTATTGATTTTTGGTTTCCATTTATGCATGATTGCTCCATGTAACAAGTTTTTTTTTCCTGGTTCTCTACAATTATATGCCAATTTTGGTATAAAATCAACTATCTGATGCTGTTCTGTTGCTGTGTTAATAAATGTTTGCATATAGTATTTGTTCCAATTATATGGTCTGGAATTTTTTTCATATATTTTGCCACGCTTTTTATATTTATTTACATATGCTTTATTATTTTTTACAAACCAATCATTGAAATATTTATTTCCCATAGTTTGATCAGGATTTAGATCCAAATCATCTTTCTCATAGTCCTCTTCCTCGTATTCATCTTCATCGTAGTCCTCTTTCTCGATGTATTCCGTCTCATTGTCCTCCTCTTCCACTGTGGAATTATAATAACAATTGACTATTGGTTTTGCAAATAATGTTTCAATTGAATTTTGTTTGTTGTTCATTTTATATTTTGATATAAATCTTAGAAATTGTTTTATAAATCAAAATTTTTAATTACATTTTTAAAATACAAATAAACTTGTAATTGAGTAATTGAAAATGTAATTAAAAATTTGATAATTATTTTGTGCAAATTAACACACAACAAATTAACGACAGTCAATCAACTAAC